ATATTAAAATGGCAGAGGCTCAAAAAGAACACCTTAGAAATAAGGTTGAAGATGCTGCTCCGCAAGTTTCAGTAGCTACTTAATAAAAAGCTACATCGTTGAATAAATTCAATTCACATTATAGGCTCTCTTGCACTCTATTAAAATGTAGTGTATAGTTTTATTACTATACAATTAATTAGAACGTAGACGAGTATAGTCGACGGCCTAGAGACTGCGTTCGGAAAACTAGGAGGATATAATTATGGCAGCAACTACATTTAGCGGTCCTATTCGTTCAGAGAATAATGTACAGCTAGTATCAAAAAACACTACTACTGGTGTAGTATCAGATAGAACACAAGATTTTGGATTGCACGATGCAAGAAGATATTATCTTTGTGAGCCTTTCTATCAAAGACCAGCAATCAATGCAGACATTGACCAAGCTTATACAGTTGAAGTAGCTAGAGCAGCTAACAGAAACTTTGAAGCACTTGGTACTAACATGACAACTGCATTGGCTACTTTTCCAACTACATCAGCAGGAATCTTATTGACAACTGCTGGCGCAGACCAAGACCAAGCTATCGTAGCTCCACATCTTGACACTAACCAATCAGCTTGGACAGGTGTTAAATGGGGAACTGAAAACTCAGTTGAATGGGAAGCATCAGTTATGTTACCAGCAATTGATAATCAAAAAACTTGGGCTGGTTTAAAACTAACTAACGATCAATTAGTTGCAACAGATGCTGATCAAGTGTATTTTAAATTTCAAACAGACGCTACTAACTCAGAGTCTTTTGATGATTTTACAAAATGGCACTTTATACACAGTATCGGTGGAACTGATTTCATCAGTCAAATACCAGTAACTGTTGCAGCAAATACGCCTTATCATTTAAAAATTAAAATTGATGCTGATAGAAAAGCTACAATTTTCATAAATGGTATTCAATACAATGTAACAACTACATCTGGAAGCACAGGTGGTACTGCGGTAACTGCGGTTCAACCAGGAACACAAGTTCAAAAAACTGGTGCTTTAACTAACGATGTGGATTTTATTCCATACGCTGGAATTGAAGCAGGTGCAGCAGCAGCTGAAGCTTTAAATGTTCACTACATTCATCGATGACAATGCGTCTTCCGCTACATTTGTTGCGGCTGCAGCTCAACCCACTTCTACGTTTACACTTGCTGCTACTTCTTTTGGCACAAACACTGGAAGAAAAATAACAGCAACAACAGCTGGAACGGGCGACAATGGTAAGACAGTTACTATTGTTGGAACAGATGTAAATGGTGATGCTTTAACTGAGGTCATAACTTTAACAGGATCTGCAGAAACTTCATCTGGAACTACAGCATTTTTTCAGACAATTACATCTGCAACTGTGAGTGCACAGCCAGCAGCTAACGTATCTTTAGGTATAACAGCTGATGTAGCAGGTGGAGTTTTTGCTGGAAGAACAAGGGTTAGACAAGCTAACATTGGTTCTGGTGGAGCAATTGGAAATGTTGATTTTAGAAACACAGGCACTGCAGGAACTTCTTTAATAACTTTGAGAACTCAGGCAACAGCAGGTGATATTAGTACAGTTAACATTCCACAAGATGGAGTTTTATTTGATAGTGGAGCTTATATAACTTTTACTGAAACAAGT